GCCCATGCTGGTTCAAGTTGGCGATACAAAGGTCGAAGTGCGGTGCGAGGCGATCCTGTCCGGCCCGCGTTTCGGGCCGCTCATCAACATCTTCGGCTTCATCGAAGCGATGATGCCGCTGCATATTCGCCCGACACTTGGACAAGGTGCCTACTGGTCACAGGTCGTCACCCGGATGCTTGAAAATTTTGAGCCCACGACGGAATACATCATCACGCTCGATATGGATTCGTTCGTGTCGAAGTCTGACATCGAATGTCTCTTCGCCCTGGCGATGACGTTCCAATGCGACGCCCTCGCGCCGCTCCAGGTGAAACGCGAGGACGGTCGCCCGATGTTGACCTTGCTCGACACGCTCGACAATCCGCCCGAAGGCGGCGTCACCGAAGTACCGATCGAATGGTTCGGAAAGCCTGTGCAACAGGTAGACACCGCCCATTTTGGCTGCACGATAATCTCCACCGCTGCCCTGCGGCGCATGTCGAAGCCGTGGTTCTATGAGACGCCAGATCCCAGCGGCGGGTGGGGCGACGGGCGGCGCGACTCCGACATCGCGTTCTGGGCCAACTTCAAGGCGAGCGGCAATCGCCTCTACGTGACGCCGCGCGTGGCGATCGGTCACGGCGAGTATGTGATCACGTGGCCCGGCAAAAACTTTGGTGCCCCGGTCTACCAATACACAACCGAGTGGCAGCAAACGCGCAAGCCGCCCGAATCTGCATGGAGGGTGCCTCAAGAATGAAAATCAGAATGGCGAAGGTGTACGGTGCGTACACGAAAGGCGAGATCGTCGAACTCCCCGAGCGGCAGGCGGAATCGCTGATCGCTTGGGAGTACGCGACGCGAGTCGATGATTCGCAGCAGTCGCTCATCGAGACGGCTGCGGTGGAGCCGGTGGTCGAGACGGCGGACGTGACGCCGCGGAGGCGAAAGAAATGAACAAGCGATACCGCAGTCTTCGCCGCACGGCAGCCCCGGCGGTAGAGCCCGTGACGCTGACCGAAGCGAAAGCCCACTGCCGCGTCGATTCGACGGCAGACGATACCCTGCTCACGAATTTGATCGTCGCCGCCCGTGAGCTCGTCGAAGACTACATCGACCGCTCGCTCGTGACGCAGCGGCTCGTGATGACGCTCGACCAGTTCCCGCCCGAGATCGAACTGCCGCGCCCGCCGATGAGCGACAGCGGAACGACCACGGCGGTAACGGTCACGTACACCGTCAACCAGACGGGGCAGACCACGACGCTCTCGACCACCGAATACCGCGTGGATCGAAACTCCACGCCGGGCGTGCTGCGAAACCTGTACGGCGGCACGTGGCCCTCGAACCTCGACGATCCGAACTCAATCACCGTCACGTGGTGGGCTGGCTATGGTGCGGCGGCCGATGTGCCGCAGCGAGTGAAGTCGGCGGTGCTGATGACGATCCTCGAACTCTACGAAAAGCGCGGCGACGGGCAGATGCCCGACGGGGCGAAGCGGCTGCTCGATACCGTCTCGTGGGGATCGTACTCGTGACGCTGAACGCCAATATCTTGTTCTCGCTCGTGGCGAACGAGACCGACGCGGGCGACTACGCGAAGGATGTTCGCACGACGAAGGTGGAAGACTTTATTGAGTTCACTGATGGCACAGGGGCACGGCAAGCACAAGTCGTGTGGAGCAACAAAGGAACCGTATCGCCTTCACAGAATTTGCTACTCAATCCATTGCAAGGAATGTCGGGGCTGGCTGACGAACGAGGAAGCGTCAACCTGTCGTCTATCAAGGCTGTTTTTTTCAAGAATGCAGGAAGCGTTACGGTTGTGATTTCATTTCAAGACTTCTTATCTGGCCCTCCGTTTGGTCTTGGCGAAGTTTCACTCAAGGAAGGCGCGTCTGCTTTTTTTTACGACGTTTCTGCTGACGGTGTCGCCACCGCTGGCGGATCTCTGTATGTAAGCAATTCAAGTTCATTGAGCTCTGCCGCTTACGAAATCGTCCTCATCGGCGAGGGAACAATCACATGAGCCTCACCGCTGAAGTGCTCGCGTCGGTCGTGGCCCGCGAGACGGGCACGGGCGATCTCGTCGTCAACAGCCGCTTCACGAAATACGATTTCTTCCGCGAGTTCGCCGACGGCACCGGAGCCGACCAAGCCCAGGTCGTGTATTCCGACAACCGCACGGCGGCATCGGGATCGTTCACCGTGCTCTTATCGGCGATCTCCGACACCCGTAACGGCTCGTCGGCCCTGGTGCAGTTCTCGGCAGTGAAGGTGATCATGGTGAGAAACACGCACGCGACGCACACGATCACGCTGACGGGTGCGTTCTCTGGCGTGGTCAAGCCGGGCGGCGTGTTCCTGCTTGTCGATCCCTCCGCGGCTGGAGCGTCGCCGTCGTCGCTGTTCTTCGAGACCACCACCGGGGCGACCTACGATCTCGTCGTGATCGGGGAAGGCACCGTCACATGATCGACGCCGGGCAACTCCGCGAGCGGATCACGGTAGAGCAGCCGACCGAATCGCGGAACCGGCTGGGCGAGACGACGTACACGTACTCGTCATTCGCGGAGGTGTGGGCGAGCGTCACGGGCGTGACGGCCAGGGAGTTCCTCTTGGCGAACACCCAGCAAACGGAGATCACGCACCGGATTCGCATGCGGTATCTGACCGGGCTCACGAATCAGATGCGGATTTCGTGGCGTGGGCGAACGCTTCAGATCATCTCGGTGCTGGAGCGGGAGAACCGGAGTGAGCACGAACTGATCTGCTCGGAGACCGTCTAATGGCTGTCGGCGGCGTGCAGATCAACATCAACGCTGAAGAACTGCGCGGGCTGCGTGACAAGCTCGCCGCGTTCTTTCCGAACAAGCAAGCCGCCGACGTGATCGGCGACGCGGTGCGAAAGGCGATCCAGCCGATGACGCGCAGGCTGCGAGAGATCACGCCTGTCGGCCCGACGGGCAACTTGAAGCGGGCGGTCGCATCGAAGGTCGTGAAGTACAAGCAGACCGGCGTGGCGGTCGGGATCGTCGGCTATAGGCGAACTGGCGAGAGCGAATCCCGAAGTGCCCAAGGTGGCAAGGTTAGGATCGGGAAGGATCGAGCGTTTCATCAATGGTGGCTTGAGTTTGGCGTAAAGCAGCGAGTGGTGTCCAAGTTCTCAAACAAACCCTACGAGCGGAGAAGCCCCAGCGTTCCCTTCGTTCGCGTCCGCTTGGGAAAGCAAGAGATAGTTCGCGGCAAGGGAGAAATCCACACCGTAAAGAAGGGTCAGAACGCCTACATCGCGTCGAGTTTCGATCCAGAAAATTACTTGGGGCCGTTCAAAATTGTTCGACTTGGCAAGACGAATGACGGTCGGCAGAGGGTGCAAACAGACCCGCCGTACCCAAATGCGTTCTTCAAGAAGTCTGCCGCGCCGATCGTGATTCCTGCGCAACAGCCGGGCGGCCGGTCTGGGAATCCCCCTGTGCAAACCGCGTTCAACCAGACGCAAGGTGAAATCGCCTCCATCCTCCAGCGGGAGCTCTCGCTGTCGCTGTCCCAGGCGTGGTCGTCGCTCCGCGTTCGCGACACCGGCAGCGTCTCAGGCACCGACACGCTCGGGCCGGGCTAACGCTGCAAGCGTCGGGGTGCCGCCGGCACAATCGGGGTATGGCCCTTAAGAGCCCCGAAGCCGCGATTCGTTCCGCCTTGGTCGCCGACGCCGACGTGGCGAATCTGTTGGGCACCCGGATCTTCCCGGTGATCGCCCCCGCCTCCGCGGCGGTGCCGTTTGCCACCTACCGCCGGTCGGCTGTCCAGCGGTCGCAGAGCCTATCCGGGCCGACTGGCGTCACCACCGTGATCCTCGCCCTCGACCTCTACGCGGAGAGTTACGAGGCAGTAAGAGATCTCGCCGACAAGTGCCGGCTGGCGCTGGATGGGTACGGGGGCACGTCGCCAGAATCGGTAATAGTGGAGAACACGTCGCTCGACAACGAGGCAGACGGGTTCGCCCAACTCGCCGGCGGCGAGGCACCACCGCTTTACTCGGTTTCCCAAACGTATTCGATCCTCTGGCAGGAGCAATAAAAAATGCCGACCACCCCGCACAGCGGAACCGGAACGGTTCTTCGCCTCGGAAGCACGGTTTACTCGGCGACGAACATCGTCATCACGAACACCGACCCCCAGGCTGACGCCGAGCAGATCGACATTTCGCACTTGGGGCTCTCGACCGGCAACTCCATCGCTACGCTCCAGCGTCCGCTTCAGGGATCGACGAGCGACACCGGCCGCCAGATCCAGTTCGACTACCTGGGCAACGTGCAGATCGCCGACGCTTCGACGGGAACGTGCTCGATTTCGGTGGGCGGCACTGCGGTCTTTTCGTCGATCGCATACACAGTTGCCAGCAGCACGCTTACGCTGGCGTTGAACGACGCGATCCGTGGTCAGGCTACCCTCCGCATCGCACGCGCTTAATGCCGTGACGGAGGCCCGTCATGGCAACTTATTGCACGGGCGTTAGCGCAATCTGGAACAGCGTCACTCTCGGTGAAGTCACCGAGATCGACGCCACCATCGGCGGCAGCCTCCCGCTCGGGCGCGATTCGACGTTTGCAGTTGACGCAGGCAGTATCTCTATCAAGTGCCTAGCCACCGCGGGCATCGGCATTACGAATTGTGGGATTCAGAGCACGCTCGAGTTGTCTGGCGGCGGGCTCACGCTGACCCACAAGGCGATTTGCCAGACGCTCACGTTGACGGGTCGGGTGAATGACATCGCCCGGTACGGCGCAACTTTCAAACTCGTGAGGCAATAGATGGCACTCTCGGCTGAACAGATTCTCGCGGCGGACGACCTTGGGCTGAAAGAGGTCAAGGTCAAGGAGTGGAACGGCAGCGTGTTTATTCGCGTGATGAGCGTGGCGGAACGCGACGCCTACGAGCGGATGTGGATCGGCAAGAAAGACAGCGGCGTGGCGAACTTCCGCACCGAGTACCTCGTGCGGCTCCTGTGCGACGAGAAGGGGGGACTCCTCTTCACGAAGGAGCAGATTGAGAAGCTCGGGCAAAAGTCTGGCGCGGTGATGGCTCGCCTGTTCGACGCGGCGATCCGCCACAACGCAATGTCGGAGGCGGACGTCGAAGAGTTGGGAAAAGGCTAAACGTCTCGCCAGTTCGCCGGTTCATGTTCCGGCTGGCGGGACACCTAAAGATGACGGTCGGCGAGTTGTCTCGCCGGATGGATTCACAAGAACTCGCGGAGTGGATGGCTTATACGCGGTACTACGAAGCGATCGGAAACCCTTGGGCAGAGACGGGCTTGATCGTGTCGGCGTTACTCGCGCCGCACGCGCCGAAAGGGAAAGCCCCGAAGCCTTCAGACTTCATTCCGATCGAGCCGGCACCGCAGCATGAGGTTCAAGCCCGCGACGTCCTCATGGACTTGATGCGGCAACTCGGAGCGGAGTGAGATGGCAACGATCCTCGGGCTAGCGCTGAAGATCAACGCGGACGCGTCTAGCGTTCAGCGTTCGCTCACGCCCGTAGAGAGGGCGTTGGAGCAACTCTCGCAACGAGCCGAGAAGGCGACGGCCTCGTTCCGGCCTCTGGCAGAGGCTTCCGACGCTGCCGCTACAGCGCAAGAAGAGTTTGCCCAGCGATTCACGACCCTGCTCCAACAGCTTGAAGACAAGGTCGTGACGCCTCGCGAGTATGCGGCGGCGTTCGCGCAACTGACCGATGAGGTAAAGGCATCCGTTGCCGCATTCCAAGACGGCATTCGCATCCAACAAGAATACGGCGATCAGACTCGCGTCGCGGCCGACGAGGTGACTCGGCTCCTTGAACTAGAACGTCAAGGGGCGATTGACATTGTCGCCCTCAATCGGGCGGCGATCGACCAACTGGGCATCAACGAGCAGGCCG